TTAACAGTATTTGCAGTTTCTGCTTGTGCCTTTATACTATCTCCTGCCTCTAAATTCAATACCTGACCTGCACATTGTTCTGTAGCATCTGCAGTCAAATCCTTGTGAAAAAACTCATAATCAACACCTGCTGATACATCGTGTAGGTATAATTCCGTTAAATTATTACTATTATGTTCATTAGTTAAATTTATACTTTTTACTATGCCAACTGAAGTAACATTAATAGTTAACACTGTAGTTAAATTTGTAGTAGTTAAATTAAACCCTTGATTTTTATATTGTATAGTCATTTAGAATATAAACCATTTATAAGCATCTTGTTCATCTTTCAAGTCTTTTTGAAAAGAAAAATTTAATTCGTTTTTAATTGTAGAAACAGATTCTAATATTTGTCTTTGATTAGAAACATCATATTGTTCTTTTGGTTCAGGTATGTATGCTGTTATCTTTGCCATTATCTTCTACCATCTGGTCTTGCATCGATACGTAAGGTTCCATATCTCCAGGTTTCACCTACCGCATCATTTGCTATTTTAATACTAATTAATCTTCCTCTAGCTCTTGTATCTATTTTATCAGTTGATGAGTTAACTGTAAATGGTCCAAGAGGTGAACTTGTTGAAGTATTATTTGGATAATCATTTAAGAAAATAGTTACTTTTGAATTACCTTCAATGTATTTATAATCAGGTACAAATCTACTAATGGATGAGAATATCTCTCCATCATCAATATCTAAATCTCCAGATAATACATACGCATTAATTGAAGTTGTGCCAGAACTATTAACTTGATCCGCGCCACTTTCGTGAGCGTAATAAGTAGAAGCTCCTGCTAAATTAGTTACTCCTTGTATCATAAAGTTAGGTGTAGCTGTTGTTGAATACTCCGTTGCATAAGGTAAATCAAATACACCTTGATCTGCATATGTAGTTCTTGCTAATGATGAAGTATACCAAACGCTTTCTCCATAATTATAAGTTACACATCTATCAATTTGAGTTGAGTTTGCTTTTGGATAAAACCAATTAATTTCTGTAAATAATGAATTATGTTCTGCATATGTTGTTTCAGCTGCATCATAATTAATACCTAGATTATCTCCATCATTGCTGAATACAAAGTCTTCTACTAAACAAGGTATTGATTTAACTGTACCATCATAAACAAAAAATCCACCTTCTCCTGACATCCAATAAACGGCACCATTAGAATAACTTAATGCGTGTTGAGATATTAATCCACAGTTCGTACCAACCTGTCTAACTGAAAATGTAAATGGTGGTCCTACGAATTGAATTACATAAGCTGCAGTATCCGTTAATACGAATACATAATCTTTACCAGATATTGCTCCTACAATCTTGTTCCCCGCATCTAGCCTAAATGTACCAGCTGTGTTTGTAGCTGTTGGCGTGTATGTATTATAATCTTCCTGATTCGAGAATCTAATGAACATTGGATCCTGTGTTAATGTATTTCCAATTGTTGTTTCAGTTCCAAAATGAAATAAGTGTCTATCTCTATCTGATACTAAAGTTAATCTAGATGCAGTAGGTGCACCTGACATAACAGTAGCTCTAATTGTTCTTGGATTCACAGCTCCTGCATTCCAAGTAAACGTTCTACCATCTGCAATGGTTGCAATTAATATTTGACCAAAGTTATCTAATGACCATTGTCCTGGAGATAAAATAACATCCGATATTGTTCTTGCTGTTCCCCAAGTTGAGTCACCCCATAAATAAGTACCCCAACCATAACCAGGAGTTTGAAACGCGGGACCAACTGCTACGTATGGATTAACAGAAGTTGATCCTTGTGCTGACATTCCTGAACCTGTTTCATTTGATGCCATTGTAACCGTAAATGAATTTGCATTTGGTACTGAAATAATTTCAAAAGGTGTGGTTGTAAAATCTGTTGCAACGTATCCTGTTTCCCCGCCACCAGGAAGAGTTACTGAACTAAATGTGAAGTAATCTCCAACCTCTAGTGCGTGTGATGTTTTGTTAACCGTTACTGTTGCTGAACCTGTTGTTGATGAAAATGTACAAGATGTAATAGCTGCTTCTAATGGTGTAATGTCATAAAAGGCATCACCATAAAATAAGAATAATCCTTTGTGTGTTCCAATAGCTGCGTACTTCTCGCCACTAATTGCTGCCCACGTATGCTGGGCTCGCGCGGCTCCAGGCAATGTTTTATTAGCTACAGTTAGCTGTGTCCAACCACCTATTTTCTCAGGTAAGCCATATCTGAAACGAACAAAATCACCATCGATCCATTCGCCTTCTGCTCCTGATGCTGTAGTTTGTTTATTGAATCCTGGTTTGAAACCTAGTTTTTTTAAAGCCATAATAAACCATTATACTATTTTTTGGCCAAAAATATAGTCCATTCTAGCTTAGATATCAAATCATTTAGCTTTAAATTCTTATTATTATTTTCTTGAAAACCAATATGGTAGACCTAAATGAGGACGCCTGTCAAACATATTGTCCTTTGCACCTGGTGTTCTACAATCATTATAATGTAAGAAAACTTGTACACATTCTTCACCTTTAAATTTTTCTCTCCAATGTTCTAATTCTATTCCTCTATAAACTAACATATCTCCTGGTTTTAAATTAACTTTAATTCCTTTGGCTTTACTAGCTGTTGTAATATTTTTACCATTTGGAGCACCAACGTTTTCATTTGGACTTAAATATATTGGCCATTCATCACCGCCAAGATTCATAGTAGTGGATATTTCACAACTAAATCTATCTTTGTGTCTTTTTAGTTCATCACCTTTTTTATATATTCTTGCATACGTATATGCAGGATATAATTTTAATTCTGTTGCCTTTTCCATTTTAGGTTGGCATTTTAGTAAAAGAGTTTCCATTGCTATGTCTGAATAACAATGATAAGTATTTGGCATCTGTTTATCTTTACTATCACAATGACCTAATAATTCTTCAAATGGAGAAATATAGTTATGTTGTATACAAGTTTGATACACTTGTTTTTTCATTCTAAAATAATTTGCAATAAAAATAGCTAAATCTTTATCTATTGCTTGACGTATTACTGTATATTTATTTTTCTTGAAACTCATACTAATTCCATTCTAATTGTTTACCAAATAACATAGTATAACTAACTCTTTTATTATATATTCCATCTTTGGTTCTTACATCATCTGTTTTATGAAATAAAGCCCCATTAAAAAAGATAGCTCTATTATATCTATATTCTATTTTGTACATATTATAGTTTTGTTTTTTTAAAAATTTATCTACACAATTATTTAAATTCCCATTGTATTGTTCTCTTGTCCATTTTTTAGGTGGCTTTACATCACATATTAACAAACCATTTTTAGAACTATCTTCAATAGATTCATTAGGTGTAACCCAAACATTTACATTTGTATTTGATGGATCTGCGTGAAAATCTACACCTTTAGAATTATTATCATATATAAATGACCAAGCTGTTTTAAATTTATCTAATTTAAATTTTTTAGAAATTTCTTTAGCTAAATCATTAGTTAATGAATCTTCATAACCATAGCTTATGGATTTATATTCTTTATAATAATGATCAAATTTATCTGCTAATTGCATTCTTAATCTTAAGATATTTAAAACATAATCTTTAAATATATTATCTACAACTGTTATAGTTTTTGATACTTTATTAACTTTTAAATTTGGATTTAACAACATTTGTTTTAAAAATAATTAAAATTTATATTAATTCTAGAACTTGTATTAGTACAATTTGAACTATTATGTTCAATAGAAGCATCAAAAAATAAACCTCTATTTTCTATACTTTGGATTTTTGTTCCATCTTTTAATCTTGTAAAACCATCATTTGTATTAATGGATAAAATAAAGCCTTTATGTTTAAAGGTAAAGTCTGCGTGTTTTCCGTGTTCTAAAATGTCTTTTCCACTAGGATAAAAATTAGCCTTTGCTCTTAATAATACTTCTGGTTTAAGTATATCAAGTACATCTTTTAAATAAGGAAGCGAAAAAGCTGCACCCTCTGTATCATTAAAAAACATATGAGTTAAATAATAACCCTCATTTATTTTAGGGGAAGAAACAACGGTTTGATAATACCACGGAATATAATTTCCCATTAAAAATTCTTTTAATTTTTTAAATTTATTTTGATCTAAAAAATTATCTACTATTTTATATTTTATTTTCATTTTAAAAATAATTAAAGTTAACAATATATCTTCTATCTACATCTGTAGAACTACATACCCTGTGATATATATTAGAGTTAAATATTAATAATTTATTTTCTTCTGCTTTTATAAATTTTATTTTATTTTTTAATTTTAATTCTGTTCCTCCATTGCAACTATTTAAATACAAAATAGCTGTGTTACATCCAAAATCATAATCAGTGTGCCAATCACTTTTTTTAAATAAATTATTTAAAAATAAATTAGCTCTTATTTGAACAACGGCTTTACAATTTAATTTTTCAAGCACTGGAATTATATATTCACGGTATGCCTCTGATGTAATATTATTTTTATTATAAAAACCATAGCTAAAATAAATATTTTCATCTGTTTTAGTCATTTTATTTCTTATTCTCCAAGGAAAATCTTGATCACATATTAAATTCTTTAATTGATTAAATTGATCTATTGGTAAAAAATTTTTATGTTCTTTTATGTCTTTCATTTTAAATATAAATAAGAGTCATCATTTTTTAATCCAATATCTCCACAAGGGATTAAATTAAAGGCAAGAGAATATCTAATTAAACTAGATTCATTTATTAAAATTTTATGATGTATTTCGCTAGGAAAAATTAAAATTAAACCATTTTGAGGAACAAAACTAAAATCCATAGAATTATACATATTATATTCAGTAGAATTTATTCTAAATCGTTTGTCAGTGTAATCTCTAAAACTTATGTTTCCAGACTTATTATCCGTTTGTAAATATAAAACACCACTAATCATACAATTGTTATGATTATGGTAATTAGATTCTTTTCCTTTTTCAGTTTTAGTAAACCAAGATGTAGTTAATTTAAATTTATTTTCATACTTTAAAATGTGATCATTAAAATATTTAAATTCTTTTAAAATTCTATTTTTAATTTTTTCAAATTTTTTATTGTTTAAAACATTTTTATCTACTGATGACATAGCAATGTTAGAAACATCACGGTTTGTACGATATCCCGATGCTACAAACTCTTCATCAATTTCATTAATTATTTTTTTAAAATCTAAATCATCTATAATGTTTTTATAAACAACCTTAGAAAATAGTGGGAAGATTTGTCCTGTATTTTTTTGCATATTAAAAATAATTAAAATTTATTACCATTCTATTATTACAATTAGTAGAATTAGTTCCATAATGTTTTTCATTAGCATTAAATAAAACTATTCTATTTTCTTTACTGTCTATTTTTTTATCACCTATCATTGTATATCCATTATTACTATTTACATAGTATATAGCTGCCTTACATTTAAAAGCTTGATCTGTGTGTTCATCACTTACAACCAATTTATTAGTAATAGGATTTAAATTAGCTTTTACTCTAATTAAAGATAATGGTTTTAATTTTTTAATTAAAGGATTTAGTAAATCAAAATAATTAGAATTTATTTTATCTTCTTTATAAAAAATATGTAAAAATTGATAATCAAATAATTTATCAGTTTCAAATACCTTACCTTTATTAAAAAACCAGGGAAAATTATCACTCTCCATTAATTTTTTTAATGATATATGTTGCTCTGATGGTAAATAATCATCTATTACTTTATGCATCTCTAGCCATTCCTTTTGGCACTGCTTGAATGTTCCAATGAATAAATCTAAATGGTTCAATACCAAAATCTATTAAAAATTCGTGTTCTAAATAACCTGGAAATATAATCAAGGTTCCAGGTTCAGGTTTAAAATGAACTAATTCTGTCCCGTTAGGAATATCTTCAATCGATTTTATTTTTAATTTTGTAGCTCTTGCACCTGTTCTTGGATCGTGAAAAATAGGATAAGATGTTTTATCTGAACATTTTAAAAAATAAAAACCTGACACGTGTTGATTTGAAGGAATATTAGCTGAAATATGGCCCCCACCTTTTTTAGCAAACTCTTGTACACACATCTCAGTAAACATAGTTGTATACTGTTGCATATCAAAACCTTGTGAATCTAAAAATTCCCAAGACTTTAATCCTATATAATCTCTAAAATCTCTAAAATTATTATCAATTGTAAGTGTAGGTGAACAATAACTTATTCCAAAATCACCATATTTTTTTATATGTTTTTTTTCTTTCTTCTTTGCGTCTTTAATATATTTATCTGATGTTTTGTTTAAAGATTTAAGAAACTCTGGCTTACCTTCAACGTATATTGGTGTTTTAAAAAATTCAAATGTTTGCATATTATTTAAATGGATATCCAAGGTTCCACATAACTAATGAATATCTTACTCCTTTCGTCACTGGTTTAACTCTATGCCATACAAAGGAAGGAAATACAATTATAGAACCTTTAGGTAATATTTCTTTACATTGTACTCTGTGTTTTAATTCATTTCTCATATGTGGTTCATAATTTCTAAAATCAAATTCTAATTCACCACCTTCATATTCTGATCCATCCGTAAGTTGACAAGTCATTGAAAGTTTTCTTATTTTACCGTGTTCTGGGTTATTAGGTTCTTTTCTATCATAAGGTTTAGCCCAACTATCACAATGCCAATCATAATATTGATTGAGTTTATATTTTGTAAATTGACAGGACTCTGATACATCCCATTCAAAATTCCAACCCGCAGCTCTATTTGCTTCCTTAATATATGGATGTAGTTCTTTATATATCCAAGGATCATTGAGCCATACTAAATCAGAATTCCTTTTACGTTTCATATCTTTTATTTCTTGTTTTGATAATTCTCTATCTTCATAACCACCTGTTTTGGCCATAGTTTCTGTTTTTGATAAACCGTACTTAATTATATCATCACAAATTCTTGGTGGTATTGCTGAAGTAAAATACCAATAATAGTTAGATAGATTCATTAATATACAGGTAGAACACCTGTGTTGATGTCTACCTCTCCATATTTTTTATATAAATTTTTAATTATTGTTTCATCCATAACATCAAATGCTATTGTAATTCTATGTCCGTTAAATGGTTTTAAAACATTTACTTTATGTTTAAGATTTGGTTTGCCTATGTAAATATTTCCTATTTTATTTTTTATTTTATATTCTTTAAAATCTGTTTCAGTTTCTTTTGGGTCTATTGAAATATATCCGTGAAGAATACAATCGTCGTGACTGTGCCAATTTAAAACTTCATCTGGTTTATGAAAATTTAACCAGCTTTGATACCACAAAGGTTTTTTATGGTTTGCTGTTTTTCTAATTAATTTTTGTAAATCAGAAAACAATTTATAATAAAGACTAGAGCCAAAAGTTAAACAAGTAATATTATAATATCTATAAAACCAAGTAGATGATTTTTGATTAAATATTGTTTTATCACCATATGCAAAATTAAATCTTTGATGTGCTAAATTAGCATATTTTTTAAAATGGCTTATATTTTTTTTTATATAAGGAAAATTAAGTACTTTGTAATCTTTAGAGATATTCATAGGTTATTGTCTGTATAAAATTCAATGAATCTTTCTGTTTATTTGATATAAAATACATATTAGTTGATGGAAACATAATAAACATATTGTGTTTTAATTCTATATTCCAACTTCTTCCCTTTCTTCTATTATCATCATAATATATTGTAACCATACAATCAATGGTGTTAATTCCATATAAACAAGTATAATCAGGTGAATTTTTTAAATCAACAGGGTCTACATTTAATAAAGGTTCTGTTATTTCATTTGGTATATATGCATTTCCCCAAGTATCTTTATTAACTAAAAATATATCATAATTAAGATTTATATAATCTCTAATGTATGTATTTAATTTGTCCCAATCTTTAGAAAAACTAAATTTTTGTTTATTATAAAAAGATTCAAAAATTGATTGAGATAATTTTAAAGAATTTATTTCAAAACCTTTAGGCATTGAAATGTCACCGTAAAATAAAGCTTGCTCTGCTAAAACTTTCTTTTGCATACCAACACTGGATATATATATTAATTTAGAATGTTTGTAAATCCCAAGTTTGATTTAATTCATTCCAAGAATAATAATGTCCTGTGTTTATTTGCTCTTGTGATAATTCAGGAGCATCTCCAACTGGTGATTGCCATCTTGCTTCTGAAATTAATTTTACCCAAGAATCATAAGGTTTTGGAGGCCAGAAAATTTGATTAACGGAATCCCAATCATAACCTATACCAGCATAATTTCCTCTAAATGGAGTTCCTCCATTTCTATGTTGGTTTTTATGAGTATTGTAAGAAGTTTGAATCCACAAATGAGATGGCCAATTATTGTGTGTTTGTAAATATTGTTGACCTACTGCTTCATTTTCAACTCCGTCAGCGTTTAACACATCTGAATTATTTACAGTTAAAACTTGTAAAACTTTATTATCTTCCGTTATTTTTGCAAAATGAGCCATAATATTATTTATATTTATACCTTATAATTACTATTCCTGAACCACCAGTAGAACCACCAGCACCACCGCCAGTGTTAGCAACTCCACTTGAGGATGCATTGGTGCCTCCTCCAACACCTCCTTGACCTCTATAACCAGGAGTTGGAGCAGCAGGATTAGGATTATCAGTACCAGAATTACTTCCTGTTGAATTACCACCTCCACCTCCACCTGCATAATATCTCAAAGGTGCACTTGGGCCTGGAGTTCCTGTAGCAGGGTTTATTTCTGTACCCGCACCAGCTCCTCCATTACCAGAAAACTCACCACCTCCTGGACTTCCGCCACCTCCATTTTGACCTGGAGCAGTAGCACCGCCACCGCCTCCGCCGCCAGCAAATCCAAAATTCAAACAAACACCTCCAGGATTTCCTTGAGAAGGACTTACTGGTGGTTGGTTACCTGTTCCAGCGGGAGTATTATTTGAATCTCTAGATGATCCTCCACCTGAACCACCAGGTTTTCCAGCTCTAGCTCCTCCAAAACCAGGAGTTAATTGTTCACCTGCTCCGCC